TGAGCGTTCATCCCATTCTCATAAGCAAAGTCCATATGCTCTCCAGGCATCCCCAAACCATCGAATGGAGATAAGCCTGAGTGAGCATGAAGACCAACGAACGGAATCTTACTTTCAATTCGGTCAGTCATTGACTACCTTTCTATTTTGGTGTGCTAATATTATAGCGTACTTTTCAAATTGTTCAAGTAAAAAATGAGCAGGGCACCATCAGCCCTGCTCTCCACCCATCGTATGGGGAACTCCGATTGATTTAAATAGGATTATTATTTTTCTTCTTCCTCTTTATCTTCATCGGGTTTGTGTCCGTAGACATCTTTTGTTCCGTCCTGATAGGTGATGATAGTTTGGTTGCCTGGGTGTGGTTCGATGTGAACTTTCACAAAGTCGCTCATACTATCAAAGATGGCAATACCTCCACGAGGTGGTGGGTAAAGCCAGTGAACAACGCATTGACCTGTCGCCATAACCACACCCTCAATGACTACACCGTCACCTGAAACTCCTGTCTCATCGTGCTGACGGTAGACTGTGAAACTGGTAATCCCTCTTGGTGCCAACTTGGGTGGTGGCTTTGGGATTAGATCATCAGCAACCTCTTCAACCGTTTTCTGTTCTTCGCTCATCTTCATGTTCTCCGTAAGCAGTCATAACATTCTGCAACCACTTTGGGCTCACTGGTGTAAGATGGTCCCCTCTTACCTCATCAAAAAATTTTGCCGAGGAACCCATCTTCTTGTTCCATGCTTCGGCTGCGATGGCAATATCGTCCTCAAGCCAATCAACTTGAAAATATGCCCAGCCGTGGTCGTCAGTGCGCTTTTCTCGCACAACACCAAGGCGCAAAAGTTTGTGACGAAAGTTCATTACAAATGTTCCTACGTCAATGCCGTAGGGTTCTCCTTTAAGTCTCATGCTATTACCTTTCTTACTTGCCCTCTAGCTGGGCTTGTTCTTCGGGTGGTACTCTGGTCGCCTCATAAGGAATGAACAGCGACACTACATCAAATGCGTTCAGGGAATAGTATACACCAGCATAGTTGTCTCGTATATCCTCTAGCATAGTATTCCATTCTTCGCCTTTTCTTAGTTTATAAATTGGGTGGCTATGTTTTTTCTTGTAGCCCTCGGGATCATTTCTAAAATCATATATTTCTCCCGCTGGGATTGTTGCTTTATAAAGTTTGCGACCTTGGGCCACCTGTCTCTCTCTTTGTTGCGGGTCAACATACCAAAAGGTTCTAGGAACCGTGCTAGTCTCATACTCTCTCATAGTAAAAGAACTTCTCTTGGCTCTATCCGCAAAATACTTTGGGTCTACGATAATTGTTTCCGCATCTACAGGGGCATAATGAAAAAGCATCAACTCGCCGCCAACCTCATAGTCACCCTTCTGTGCCTCTGTGAGAAACTTTTTAAAGTTTTCCATTATCTTTTTCATAGGTTCTTTTTTAGTTCCCTGAGTTTGAGGCGGAGGATTTGGCGGTGATGCCAGCGAGACTTGGGGGCTCGGTCAGCATCCAGAGTGTAACCAATCCTGTCGTTAATTTCTTTAATAAGTTCTTTGTTCGCTTCTTTTTGGATCTCGCTTAGACTGGGCAAATCATAATCATATTCAAACCCCTCTTCCATTTCGTACTGCTCATCAAAAAACGGAATAAAAAATTTGCGTCCGGATGACTGTCTCTCCTGGGAAAAGAAATCCTCTCGTGCTTGGACATCATCATCGAACAGGACCGCATCCCTTTTTTGTAATGTTTTGTCGCCTTCAATATATTCAAAGACAAACTTATCTTCTCCTGTCTTAGCTCCCCAAATGACAGACTCTTGGTTGAAGTACTGTCCAGCCTCTACCATATCCTCCCTGGTAACATTTGGAATGATCATTGAGCGCTCTTTGTTTCCAAAACTTCCACGAATACGAATGGGTCCGTAGCCTCGTTCACGCATCCAAGCCATCAACTCTTTGTTGAGGTCTCTGTTTTCGCTGGAGGATAGCTTTTGAGCCATAGGGTTTTCTGCTGTCATAAACCCCACAGTGCTCACGGAGGCCACGTCACCTTGTAAAATGTTCTTAATTCTATTGAATCCAGACTCATTCAAGAACTTTTTCCACTCATTTAGTATTTTTTTCATTATATTATTCTACACAGATCAGGTGATTCTCTCCGACAAAAGTATATCTTTTTCCCCTGACAGTTACTTCTTCCCTCCCGAAAGCATGAACAACAACAATCTTGCCAGTTAAGTCATTTGCACAATCCTCAGCACAAGCAATTACTTTAGCTGGCAAGAACTCCTCAACCTTTTCCTCCACGGGAACGAAGAAGGCACCTTGCTGTGGTTCCTCCTCAATTACTTCAATAAGTAGTCTGCGATTTAATGGTTTCATCGTAATTCCTTCCAGTAGTCTTGTAGCATTTCAAATTCAAAGCGAGAAGTCTGGGTCCATTCCCTCATCCCGCAGTGCTTGCAGTAGCACTCAATCGCTACCTCATCACCGAATATAGCACGGGTTTGGCCAGATGGCAACCAAGAATGTTTGACTTTGTTAGTTTTTTCTTCTCGCTCGCAAAAGCCGTCTTTCAAATCACGGGGCATAATAAAGTTTAATGTAGCCATGATGGGCTCCTTTCTGCCCTTACATTATATTATATTTTTTGTTTCCCTTTAAGTTTTCTTAGGGAGATTGGGGCGAATCCAGCGGGAGAAAATAAAGTAGCCAGCATCCATCAAATTCCTTATGACAGGGAGACGTGAGAATGCTACGGCTCGTTTAAATCCCATCTTCTCATATAGCCTTCTAAATGTTTCAGCGCCGCTGGTTTCTTCACCGCCAAACTCACCAATCATTTCTGTGTCGTAATCACCTTGCTGGTTAAATTCAGGGGAACTTATATCAACAAATTCTATGCCGCAGGCTTCGCCACGTTTTCTAACTGTATTTATTTCTAGGGAGCAAACGTAGCAACTCTCGTCGTAGTATACTTTATCTTTCATTTTTTCCTTTAAGTGATTTCGCACGCACCGCCAGCACAGGCTGCTTCACCTTTGAGGTCGGTGTTGTCGTCCTCTTCAACAATCTTGGTGAGGTCAACATTTTCTAGCGTGGCAAGCATCGCTTCAAACTTCTCCTTGGAGCAGTCTTCAAAGGGTGCTTGCTGGTAGGTACCACCGTTGAATGGGAGAACTGCCAAGCCATTATAATAATTGCGGTTGTCCCACATCCACTCACCAGCATCGGTCCACTCGTTTTCGTGGAGGCTGATGGTGGCTGAAACATTATGTCCGTTCTGCCCTGTTCGCTTGCCAGGGTTGACCCACTCTTTGGTAATCTTCTTTACTCGCCGCAAAAGTTGGAACGCACTTTCATCACGCAGGATAGAACCTTCGGGTGCTCGTTGAGGCACAGAGATGACGGCTGTATCGTGTGGACGGAAGAACTCATCTTCTACCAGTTCAGGGTGGTTGACAGCGAGGTGCCAATAAATTGGCTCATTTTTGCCAACTCTGATTCGGCGGATATAATAATCGTTGTGCCAGGCGTGGATGCCGCTGGATGTTCCCAGGGTCAAACTCGTGGTTCCCGCAGGTTTTACGCAGGTTGTACGGGCTGCCTTGTTAATGCCAATCGCCTGGGCAACACGAGCATTTTCTTCTTTCACCACGTTGGCGGCATCCGTCAAACTGATGTCGTCTTGGAGTACACGGCCCGAAGCGATGCCTGTCATAGACACGCCAATGAGAGCATCTCTCTCTGTGGTTCGCTGCCAAACTGGGCGAAGATAATGAAAGTCTGTGTAGCCTGCTTGGAGTGTACCGATGAAAGTGGCAGCCCTCACCCGCTGTTCCAAGTCGTTCTGTCCTGTGATGTTGCTGACATTTACTTCTGTCAGATTACAGAACTGGAATGGTCGTAGTCCAATCTCACAGCACGGGTTGGTTCCCCAGTCCTTGTCGTTCGACAAGTAGATGCCAGGCTCGCCAGCGTTGGATGCTTCTACTCGCTTCCATAGATCCATAAAAAATTCTTTTGTTACTTTGTGCCGCAAAAGTACGGCAGAGTTGTTGGCTCGTCCTCGCTGTGGGTTGGTCTCCCACCAGTTGCCAGACTTGCAGGCAATCATCTCATTGTCACTTGCGGAAAACAAAGAGATAAGAGCAGCACGACGGATGCCACCAGCCAACACAGCATCAGCAATATGACAAACGATGTCGTGGACTTCAATAGCCGACAGTCTGCTTCCGTCTTCCTTTTCAGATAGGACGCCCTCAACCTTTACCAAACATTCTTTAAGAGGTTGCGGTCCTGGGGCTTTGCCGCCAGAGGTTACAAGGCGAGCACCTTTAGGGCGAATATCGCTATAATCAAATCGTAACTTCGAACCACCAAAGAAGTAGCTGCGAATAAGATACTTGACGGCATCAGCCCATCCTTCAATACTATCATTTACTAAATACCTCCGAGTTCGATTAGGATTAGGTTTTCTAATTTCTGGTAGCTCATCAACGTGATGCTGCTGGACTGAGTACCCAACGCCAGTTCCGCCAAGCAACAAAAACATAATCTCGCCGAACACACGCCAGTCATCTACGGGAGCATAGGCGCAGTTGAATACACGGTTGGGAGAGATTTCAATAGGTTTCCCTGCGAACTGCATAGAACGCATAGAAGGTAAAACCTTTTTGTCAAATACAAATTTATAATTTTCTTTGATTTCTTTTTTGAGGTTCGGGTATTTTTTGAGGTGCATTTGCATGTTCCGAGTAACTAACTCTTCCCAAGTCTCACGGCGTTTCTGTTCTGGTAAATAACGGGCGTACTTCATGTACACTGTAATATCTGAAAGGATCTTAGTTGAGATGTCTTGCTCGTTCATGCTGTTTGTTGTTCCTCTTGTAATTTAGTGGCTAATTCTCGTAACTCATCTTTAAGGCTCTTCTCTTGGTTCACTGCTTTTTTTTTATTTTCTTCCGCTTGTGTTTTGCGGCGCTCTTCTTTGAACTTCTTATACTTCTTGCGTAGATGTTCGTCTTGTTCTTGTTTCGTCTTCATCACTACAGCATCAATCGTTGAATGCTCGTCAGGTGGTAGCACTCGCAGATGAACCTTGGCTGTGTCAATTTCCATTGGGTAGACGATGCCGTCAATGCCGTTGCGGTTTTTGGCAACAAACATACGACCTTTGTTCTCGGTCTTGTCCTCAATCGTGCGGGAAATAGAACAGATAAAATCAGCCACAAAGCACTTGCTAAATGCTTCGCTAATAGCTTCCATCGTAATGACCTCGGCATTCAATCCGCTGCGGTTTGTTTGGGAGGCCGTCCACACTGGGATATCAAAAGTCTGTCCGATCCCCCGCAGTTCTTCATAAATATTTCCAAGACTATGGCGTAACTCCTGAGACTTAAAGCCTGTGGCTGTTGGTTTTAAGAGGTCAGCGTAATCCACAATAATCATATCGGGATTGATGCCCTTTTGTCGTAGCTTTTCTAGGTGCCCAATAATTGTACGGGTAGAGGCTGACTTGGTTGGGTACTCTTTGATAATCAGCTTGCCTGGGATGTGTTCCACTGCCATGACAATTGAGTCTTTCATAGACATTAGATTTTTTAAATCGATGCCCGTAATACAGGAGTCATAGCGTTGTCCCACTACGGTGTCTGCAAGCTCTAATGTATAATGAACTACGGTTTTGCCCTTAACTACCGCAAAGGCACCAAGATGGGCGAGTGCCATAGACTTGCCCGCACCAGTTGGGGCGACCACCACACCGAGTTCACGCTTGCCAAGTCCGCCCTTGGTAATGCTGTCAATCTCATCCCAATATGTAGAAATAGGATTACGCATCTTCATCTCAAAGCGGTCAAGAACATCCTTATGATAGTCGTGCCCGTGGTCGTTGTCTGCACCAAGGTTCATTGCCTCGTTGATGACCTTTTGAATCTGGTCAAAACTCTGTGACTGAAGAAGGTCCACGGATTTGAGGATGGCTTCTTTTAGTTTCTGCTTCTTACAGAAGTCTAGGGACTTTTCCTTGACATACTCTTCGTCGTCATCACCGATAGCATTGCTTTTGATGCGAGCCAAAAATTCAATGACTTGTTTGATAATGCTATCAGAGTAGTCCTCGGTCTGGGTCCGTACCACCGAGACCATTGCCTCGTAGGTTGGGTGTGGGTAGGATTGCTTGTGCTGGAACAGAAGGTCCACAAAAACCTGTAGGTACTTTAGTTCCAGATAGTTTGTATCAAGAACCTCTTCCATTTGATTCGCAAAGTTGCGGTCAAACAGGATGGTCTTTACTAGTTTTTCTTGGAAGGACTTTCCGAACTTGCTGAAAGTATCATATTGTTGTTCGGTCATTAGATTTCCTTATTCCTACTATAACTCATTTGACGAAAATATAAAGAGCACTCTCAAACTTTTTTATGAGAGCGAAGCATCAGCATTAGTTCGTCAATATTAAGAGTACCGATACCATCCTTGAGGAGCATTTTCCTAATTTCTGAGCGATTGAGATTAACCCCGTCATTCTGAATCGCATACTTGAGTTTGTTGACTCCTTGTGGTGATATGGTAGAGGTATATAGCTGCATGATTTCATAATTTAGAGCAATAACTTCTTCATTTTCAGCAACATTTTGATAAGCCTTTATTTTATTTTTATTATTTTTTGCGTGCGACATAATGTCATCGAGGCCATAGTCTTTATTTTCCGAAAGGAACGGAAATCTTTTAGAAACTGTCTTCAGTCCGAGACCCTTTACGCCGTCAAGGTTGTCAGACTTGTCACCCACGATGGCACGAGCCCACGCAAAATTGCGAGGATGGATGCCATATTCTTCTAAGACTTTGTTCTTGTTGAGAACTTGTTCGTTTTTGCCAGGTCGCAGTAAGACGGTTTTGTCATCACATAGCTGTAGAAAATCTTGGTCATTAGATACGATAACCTTCTGCCACTCTGCATACTCATTACAGTTACACAGCCAAGCAATGATGTCATCAGCTTCAACACTTTCAAGCGACATCTGAAGGATTGGTAAATTCTCTAGGTACTCTGTCAGTCGAAGCAGTTGCTCGTACTTATTCTCTCGCTCTTCCTCTGGCGTGGCGAACTCGTACTCACGGTTGAGTTTGGGTGCCTTGCGTCCAAGTTTATAATTCTTGTTTTTCTCTCGGCGTTTTTGTGAGCCGCCTGGTCCTTCCCAACAAACTACAACTCGGTCAGGCTTGGCACGCCGTACTTCTTTTTGAAGGGAACGCATAAAACCAGTCAGTCCCCCAATAGGATGTCCATTGATATCCAGTTGGGGAGACATAACATAGTTGCGAATGAACATATTTTGTCCATCAATAATAAGCAATCTTTTCATGGGGTCTCCGATAAGAGTGTTACTTCTTACCTATTCTACATTCGTCTTCCAAAATGTCAAGAACTCTTTCTTTGAATTTCTTGTCTTCCAGAAGCTTTAGAAAGTCCTTACTTTGGAACTTTTTATCTTCCCCGTCAACATTGATTGTATACCAAGCACCGCTGCGAATACAGCCAGGCGTGCCAGCGATGGCAGAAAGCCAGGAGCCCTCGTCATCAACTCCAACTCGGTCATTAGCAAGGTCAAACAATACATCAAACTCACAACTCCTTGGTGATGGACCGAAGCGGGACTTCATAGTCTTGGCACTCGTGTGGAAGCCGATGACCTGTTTCTTCTCGTTGAGGATCTGTCCGTTGGCTTTGCCCTTATGCTGGGTCAGCCAGATACGGCTGGAAGCGTGATAGGGCAGAGCCTTACCTCCTGGCTCAACTCGGTTGTCTCCGAACATCACACCGATGTTGGTCTTCAACTGGTTAGTAAAAACCATAGCAATTTGTTCTTTGCCGAGCGTCTCTGTGACTTTCCGCATACCTTTGGCTAGTGCCTTGGCTGTCAAACCAATGCGGCTGTTGGGGTCATAATCCCCTTCAACCTCGGCTTTGACTGGCGTGCCAGCAACACTATCCCACACAATACAAACAAGTTTGTCTGGTGCTTTTTCTCGCAGCCGACCAATCAGTCGCTCGATCGTCTCAAATACTTCTTCAATCGTGCCAGGCTGAACGTATAAAAAATTATTCTTGGTATCAAGTCCCAACTGTTCCATGAAGTCTGGGGAGGCTGCGTTCTCTGTGTCAATATAAACAGCAACTCCTCCCATCTTTTGCGTGTTCGCCAAAATCTGTGTGACGATGAGGCTCTTACCGCTGGCAGACTCACCAGCAATCGTGGTGAGCTTGCCGACAGGGATACCCCCGTCTCGGCGGTTAGAAATAATATAATCTAGAAGAGTTGAACCTGTTGAGATCCAAGTCTTCACATCTGTCGGGTTGTCCCCGTGCAGATCGTATGCGATATTTTCTTTTGCTGCCTTGTTTAATTCGCTACGCAAATCACTTACAAGGCTATTTCCTGTTTTGTTTGCCATTTTATCTCCATAAATGGAGAGACACCTGTACCCCGTGCCTCCCTGCGGGCTTGGCGGTCAACTACGCCAATAAGTCGTCAAACGCTGACTCGATGTCGCTAACACCTTCCATCTGACTCACAGGAGTCGTATTGGTGTTGTTGTAACGAGTGGTCTCATTGGTTCCACTGGTATCAGTGTCACCAAGCGTCTCGTTGAGAACCTTCTCGCAGTCCTCATAAGAGGCAACATCAAAAATCTCGTCAGCAGTCTTGATGCTTTCCAGAAGAGTGTTGACTTCTTCTTCCGTCGTCGCCAGAGGCGAGGTGCGACGCATCGGGCGGACATCAGTCGTCGGGAAGGACTGACCAGACTTCTTGCCGTAGTCAATACGGATGTCGGTGCCCTTCTCGGTGTCGGTGATGTCACCGTACTCAGGGTCAAGAACTACATCAAGTAGTGCTTGGTAGGTGGTGCGGGAAAAGCCCCACCAGCGAACGCCCTTGTCCTCTTCGCCACGAACGACGATGGGAGCGAAGATACGCATCTTAGGCCAGAAACGCTTGGCTGCTTCCTTGGAGCCGTCGGTGCCTTCATTCCACAGGCGGGTTCCCCACTCTGCGATCGGGTCGGCATCACCGTTGGTCCGTGGGCTGAGAACGGTAGTCTTTCCTTCAGCGCCCATACCATAGTGGTAATAGGCTTCAAAGAAGGGGTCGCCGTCTGGCGGGCAGACCAAACGAATTTGATGCGTGCCTTCTTCGGGCTTCCAAAAGTTGTCAGCGGAGTCTCCGCCTCGGTTAGTAAGAGCAGCGTGCTTCTGCCGCATCTTTGCAAGATCAATACCCATTTTATTCTCCTTCATGGTTTAGTTGACCGTGAATCTACTATACCACACCCTATGATGGTTTATAGTAATTTTAAATCTTTTTTTGTTTTCCTAATAAAAAGGAGGGGTTAGACCCCTCCTTTTGGCTGTGCGAATTTTGATATCTTAATTGATATCAATAATAACAGGCTGGACCTCAGCCTTCCGTGGGATAGTGACTGACAATAGCCCGTTGTGAAAGTCAGCAGTACTAGCCGTTAGGTCTAGGTTGCTATCATAGTTCACAAAAGTCTTTTGGAAGCTACGGCGTGCAATACGTCTATTGCTGTCCCCATCGCCGTTAGCCTCCGCACGCACAGTTAGACTGCTTTTTTCTGGTTGGATCTCAATGACAAGATCCTCTTTACTGAAACCTGCGAGAGCAAACTCAAGGGTTGTGCTGCCATCTTCATTAGAAAAGATATCCGCAACAGGATAGCCCTGTGTTGATCGTCTCGTTAATTGTTGGAAGTCTCCGAACAGTTCATCAAAGATTGAACGTCCAAGAAGACTAGGTGTGTTGTATCGTACTAAATTGCTCATTTTGTTTCCTCCTTTAATAAGCAAGGTTGTTGTGACTCCCGAAGGCAGTCAAGATCGCAAGCACCGCACAGCCACTTGCTTTCTGTATATAAATATAAACTATTTTCTTATTTTGTCAAGCAATAAAATTAAAAAATATATGGGGCTATACAAAATACCCACAAAAAGGTTCAAATAAGCATGAATCATTTAGGTCTCTTCAGGGTCTTCGATTTTAAATATTTTTGTCACCTGTAAGGGGACAACCTTTAGTTGTTTTCCTGAAGTTAGCAAAATACAATTTTCATATGCTGACCAATCCAGCTTTAGATGTTTGCCCGTCTGTCCGTCGTGCTGCTCAGACACAGCCTTGTTCAAAGCGTTGATGGTATAAAGAGTATTAGTTTGTTTTTTACGATGAACTCGCATGGTATATAAACGTGGGTTGAAAGGATCTCCTTTTTTAACAACAGCGTTATATGTAATAATTTTTCTAAGCGGATCCTTCTCATCTTGCAAAAGAAAGATGTAATTATTGGTAATCTGAATATTATTGACAATAAACTCCACCTCATCTTGGACCTTGCTGTCGTCATCTGTTGTTAAAAAAGAAGCTAACAATATACCTCGCTCTCTTGACATCTATTCAATCTTCCCCCAAACAATTTGTCTTAATATATAGTTGGCTCAAGTGTATATGTTTATTGTAGTGATTGGATTTTTGAACTAAACGCCACACATAGTACAATTATGTTATCCAAAGAGGTCTCATAAACTGAAAAACTGGTTGAAAGATCCTCTGTCTTATAGCTCTTTACATGTTCCTTGATTTTTTTAACCAAAGACTGATCATTTTTTAAATCCTCTGAAGGAATGCCATAATAAAAATGGATGTCTTTAATTTCTTCCAGAGGGAAAAGCAAATTTATTTCTTTATTATCGTCTTCCAGAGAAGAAACACCATAAGTAACAACTCTAGCAATATCAGGAGGATTAATTGGACTAGCCAGCACTGATTTTGTATGTTTGAAAAAATTTATCATTGCAACAACATATGAAACAAAATAAGAAATTGTCTTTTCATATTCACTAATTGGAACATGTCCCGCCATCTCGTCAACGTCAGGTTTATTAACAAGAAAAATGTTTTCAAATTTACCCGAGCGAGCATATTCTTGCAGCACATTAAATGCTATTTTGTCGTCCCGTTTTTGGGTCTCTGAAATCATTTGCCTGTCAGGACAAAGGTAAAGAACATTTAGTTTAGCATCTTTTATAGTTTCTAGAATTTTTAGCACTGCGCCTGAAATAGGGTCACCGCCCTCAACCACTAAAAGAACCCCGTCTTTCTTTTTGACAGAGCGAAGGTAGACACCGACCTCATCAGTGTCAACACCTGCTTCAAAAGAGGCCATATCACCATATTCGCCGATAGACAAACTTCCACGCTCGTCAATATCGCCGTCAATCTTGTAAATTCTATATTCTGGGTATGCTGTTAGTTCTTCTGCAATAGCACAACCGAGCTTCCCTAGACCAATAACTTTATCCAAGTCGTATATCCTTCATAGAACCGAGAGTTTTACCTCTTTTTATGTTTACCCTGAATTTGCCGAAATTCGTAGAGCCCATAAGTGCAGCCATTGATTTAAGTAGGTTCGCATCCTCGTTTTTCATATCAATCACAATAGCATCGTGGATTAGGAAAGCGATGTGTGAACCTTGTGATTGTTTCCGCAAAAGGTACTCTATCTTTAGAGCCTGCTTTAAAGTTAATTCTGCGGCTGTTGATTGGACTAGGTAGTTCAAGGCGTGATGTTCGCTCGTATCGGGTATCTCTTTTTTAAACGGCGTTCTAACTGTTGTTCCGTCCCAATATTCTTTGAGTAGTCGGTCCTTTTCGTAAAACTCCGCTAGTTTGGTCATTTCTTGCTGATCAGCGGCTGTTTTTGAGCCGTACAACCAAGCGAAAAAGGCGACCTTGGCTTGGTCACGGTTGTTAATTTTCGTAAAGATTTCCTGAAGGTGGAAATCGTGTACATCACCCTCTGGCTGCTCCTTGCCGAGAAGACCAAGCAATGTGCGAACTTCTGCTCCGTTAAAATCTAGCTCTACAAAACAGTCATTCTGTGGCTTAACCGCTGAACGAAACTCTTTGCTCATCGTTAGGATTGGGAAACTTCCTTTTTTGGTCGTAAGTCTGCCTGTTTTCGTGCCGAACTGGTTATAGCGAACATATGGAGCCGCTGATAAAATGTTTCTGGCGTGGTTCTTTAGCTTTGGACTCTGCAAGTAGACCGACACCAACTGGGGGTCTATAAGTACTTTCTTGTTGCTTATGTCCTCTAGCATCATTGCAGTGTGCTTATAGAATTCATACCTGGCAGGCTTTTTAACATTCTTGAAGACATACTCTGTTATCTTGTTTTTTATCTCGCAAAAATCAATTAGAAATCTTTTTGGAACCAAGTCAAAAAAACAATTTTCATACGTGTCAACTTGAGACACGGACAACGACCTCTTGAAAGCTGTTATTTTTTTTGAAACATCCTCCCAGTCATCCCTCAAATATTCAGGAAGAACCTCATCCAAGGAGCATCCTTCCAGATACAACGAGGCATAATCAATTTCAAGATCCCTCAAGTAAGGAGCATATTTCCAGGTTTGGCGCAGTCCCTCTGGAAACTCTGTTAAATCGAAAATTAATTTATTGGCTGTATATATGCCAACACACTCGGACTTGTCGTCTAAAGTTTGAAATAACAATTTTAGCCCCACTAGAGTCTAATTATATCCCCAACGGTATCTAGCGTTAAAGTTCCAGTATCGGCGGGGCCAATAAACTCATTTTGTGCAACTCGGAGGGCTCGTGTATAGGCTGCCTCTAAATCCTGTCTAGAGGCCAAATTATAATTATTCATTATACGCTGGATCTCTATTAGCTTTCTTTTATTTGGCACAGTCCTATTTCTTTCCAGATTCCGTACAATATAAAACGTCTTGAGTTTCCACCTGTCCCCATAAGTAGATACAAAATCCTCTTTGGACATTATCTCTCTGGAGAACGTATAGTTTCTAGGACCGCAACTTGAATCATAAGGTGACAAGGTTTGAACGGGTACATCAGGCTGAAGGGATACATAATAATTGTAAAAAAACAATAAATAATCTTGTAATAAGTTTATATCTAAGTTCCACGTTTCAGTATAGTCGATAGTAAACATCGCATTAAATATTTCAGGTTGACTATCTTTATCAAAAATCGGTACCCACTGATCTCCGTTTTGCCTCTTGTATCTTTCATAGCCTGGTTCTGTCTTGGTTTCGCCGTTATCTCCCTGATAGGTGTAGAAAGCTATTCTTCGTCGCACATCTTCAAAGCCAGGAATTTGAGAATATCCGTAAGCCATCGGGGGTGATTCTGGTGCGCCGATCAAAGGATCACACTCATAATCTACATTCTCACCAATATCAAAGTCCACTATAGGAACACCAAGCATGTATTCAACCATTGCAGGATTTCTAAGGTCAGCGACTAGTCTCCAAGGAATATTCTTATCGATGGAAAATCCGTACTGAGAGGCTATGCTGGCCACAAGCGAAAAATTACTGTCTCCAAACTTAAAGGCTTTATTAAAATCATCATCGTAATTATCGTCAGCTATTTCTATGATGAGTCCAGAAGAATACAAAGGAGCATAAGTACTTTCAATAAACCCAGACAAAGTAACTGGACCTGCCTTTGTCATAATATTTTTTGTGAACTCACTAAAATAATTCATGAAAGAATCAATATTTCTTATTTTTTGGTTTCTTCCATTTGAATAAAGAAATTCATCATAAAAGACAGGATATATTTTTTCACGCATATAAAGATCATAACTATCTTGAACTGGCTCCCAAGCCTTGACAACTTGAGGGGAAGCCCAAGGACTGTCTTTAAAGGTTATATTTTGAGCGGCGAGTTCTCTAAGTTTTTTGGCCAAGTCATACCAGGCATCAGCGACAAAGTTTAGGGCGTATTTATTAACTGAGTCATCCGAGTTGAACCGAAGGCTTTTAAGACTAATAAGATCAGGCACTGATGTGTTGCCCTTGTTGTTAACCAACCCATACAATCTTTCCGTAGTCCAAGTGCTGACAAAGTTTCTAATTAAAAAATCTGGAAACACATAGAAATCGTACTTAAGCCGCTCAAAGAATATCTCTTTTGCGTTAAGGTTGTTAGAGCCATATGAATAAATCTCAGGCTCCGCTAAGGGGTTTGGTCTGTCTTGTTTAGCCACTTGGTTTCTTCCGTTTTTTGTTTCCTGTCCTTAACTCAAAAACACAGTCCAACGTTGTGTTATATCCTTGGTTAGTGATCTGGTGTGTTGAACGAATAACCCTATAATACCCACCAATACCTAGTATCTTTCCAGCAAAGTCGCCGAGGGCTGCCCGAGTGTCTACATATATTAGGTCGCCATTTCTGTGCAAACTGTTACCATACATCTCTATGTTAACGTTCTGCGGGAGAAAGAGTGCTTGAATTCTATCTTCTGGGTTATTTGACTCAATTAGCATCTCTTGGAAATACTGTGTTTCTTGTCTTGAAAAATTGAAAGTCTTAGCTAGCCCTCGATCACTCCCGACCATATAATGAAAAATACCATCTTTAACATCGTCTTTTATAGAGCCTGTTCGGTCACCAAAGCCCGTCTTTTTAACAAAGATGGCGTAGTAAGCTTGATATTTGATATTCTTCTTGGACAAAGGGTCTCTCATACCTTTTCTTATCTTTGCAAATTCACGACGAGTCAAAGTATTGTTTTTACCACAAGCCACGTTTGTCTCGCTGGAATATATTGTGGTATAATCAAATGAAATTCTTTCCGAAGTTTGAGGATTTTGGTTCATTGTCTTTGCCACAAAGTTCAAAAAGTCATTCATAAATCGTCTAAAAGGATAGGCTGTTAGTTGTGTGGCCACGATTCTTTCAAAAAAGAATTTTGCAAACGTTTCTATGCTGATTGGGATATTGTATATTGATCTAATATTACCATTTACATCTTCAAAGTTGCCCAGAAGAAGTGTAATATCCTCTCTAAGACCTGACGTTTTTGCCATGATTTGAAATATATCACCGAGAAAGAAATAATAGAACTTCTGGCTTGTGCTATCTCTATTGGCTGATGGCTTTGTTCTGGCTTCTTTTTTGCTTTTCTCTAAAAGGTTAGACACAAGCCCGCCAAGAAAATTATTTTGTCTTCCAACTTCCTCTAGGTATTTCTCGGCGGCTTTGGCGGCGGCTTGAGCAACCTGTTCAATCTCTTGCCGAACAGCTACGAGTCTTGGGTTAAGATTTAATATGGGCTTGTCCTTTTCAGTGTCAGCGTAACCAACTCTTAAAACCTTATCCTCTATCATCTGCCTTAAGAATGTAGAGTACATGTCACGCAACCTTGTCCTCAAAGCCCTCTGGTAAAGTATTACAATGTACTGTCCTCTTCTTTTAATCTTTTTTATAGAATCGTCTTTAGGGTCCACATTTTTTGCTTCTTTCAGTTTTAATTCGAGAGTTACTAATTCTTGAGCAAGGCGGAGTCCAGCCATCTGAACCACAAGGTACCTCTGTCCGTATATATTTTTGGGCGAGCCACCTTCTCTCTTTTTTATTTCAGAATAAAGCTTATTCAGATAAGGATCGCCCAATGAGCGGATTTTTGTGGTTGCAGAAGATTTGCCTCCAGAGTTTGCCCCTTTAGCATCTGATAGAATATTGTTTTCTTCGAGGATCCCCTCTAGTGAAACCTCTGTATCCTTGTACATAAAGTCATTTAGTCCATCTGGATTAAAATTATTAGAGCCAAAAATGTCAGAATTATCGCTCGCTAGATAGTTGTCTGTTGAACCAAAATACTTAAGAGATAGCGTGGTGGGACCCTCTTGGGTAAAATTAACATTGTAATCGGCTAAGTTTAAAAGAATTGCTGTGTGTGTTTTTTCTATGTCTTCTTTGAATTTTTTGAATTTATCTTTACCAAAGATGGACTGCAACTGTTCTCTGTTGCCTTCTGGGAGGGACCACCCAACAATAACCTTTAACTGTCTGAAGTTTTTCTTTGAAGATGCGGTTAGTTGTGTGTTGTTTTTTGTGACAAAAGATTCTATCTCTTTGTTTCCTTTTTGCAAAACAGTCTTATACTTGTCTATTTCTGTTTGCATCTTCTTAAGAAGGTCATCACTGGTTGTTCGGTTGAAGGTGCTTTTAGCTGCTCTGCTCTTCTTTGCTCGTTCTGTCAATTCTTCAGCTACATCAACATCATTGCCAGTTGGAAACAAGAAGCGTAGATAATTTACGTTTGCCAATTCTACAAGGCTCCCGAAATACAATTCAAGATCTGCCTCAATGATAAAATCACCCTCGTGTTTGTTGTTAAAATTCCAAGTAAATGATTTTATTCCAGCCTCTCCGCCTCTGCTGGTTTTGTAATTTATGATCTCACTGACGGATTTGCCTTTCAATTCTGCCATTTTTTTAATATGTTGCTCCGAGACTATATCACTAAAATATATTTCTTCTTGGTTGCCGTCTTGGTCCACAATGTAAAACCGAAGCAATGGCACCAAAGAGGACAACTGAGCGGGCGTAGCCTCCAGAAAGGCGTTATTGGTGCCCGTAAAAAGTCCCTCGGTAGAAAGCCTCTGAGTGAAGGCACCCGAGCCAACTCCCGAAGTTTTTGATGATTCATTTTTAGAAATTCTATAAACTTTTTGGTCGCATAATATTTTAAACTCATCACCATTGAGTTCACCCATTTTATTAAACAATTGAGCCTGTAGGTTCTTTGTAAACTGTTTAAGATCTTTGGCCTTGGCAAGATTTTTGTTCCTAGCTGCTTCTGCCGCCTGTTCCTCAGCAAGTCTTACCTCTGCCTGAAGGCTTTCCATTTCCCGTATCTCGCTCATCGGGAGATGTCTTAATTGTTCGTCGTAATATTGTCCAGTGTTTTGGTCCAGATACATCGTGACCCCAAGACCAAATGCGTTTTCTACTTTTATCAATCCAGCTTTTGCCGCTGCCTCATTGGCACGGACTACGGCACTAGCTTTTTCTTTTTTTATGGCTTCGCCTTTTTGTTTTGCTGATCTAAAATATGCTTCTCGGGTGGCGATCTCTGTTTGTGCCCGAGTCTTGACTTCTTTTAACAGTGTGCCATATTCTGCTGTGGCCTCACTTTCTGCCATAAACAGGTCGCCTGAATCACGACTGTCAAGTCCGTCAGCGATTACTATTTCAGCCTGTCGATCCTTAATCCATTGCTCACGGGTTTTCCCCTGAAAAGCAGCGCTAGACAATTCCTTTGTTCTTGTCTCAATGAGTTCCTGTTTGTACTCTTCGGTGTATGAGTCGCCCTTTACGCCATTAGCCACTTTAGAAACCCCTAATTAATAAATTCTAAAACAGCTTCGAGAGGAAGCGGAACATAGTATTGATCACCTACTTCAAACTCTGCCTCAGATGCTCTCTTGTTATACCAAGCAATAACCCACCAATATTTTGGAGACCCATAAAACTTGTTAGATGTATTATAAAGAGTATCTGTAGCACCCCAGACTTGAACAACGTTTTCCAAATCTCTGGTTTCCTCTGGAGTTGGATATGATATATTTGGCATATCATATTGATAGGTTTCTTGGATATCTCTATCTTTGAAAAAGACATTCTTATAGTTTTTATCTTTATTTAGAAAAATTTCTCTTCCGTTATATCTTGAGTATGGCATAGTAATTTAATTCCTATTTGTCTCCGTCAGGATCATCATCCTTCTCCAGAGGAGGACCCAAAGGATTGCCCCCAGGAGGACCCGATGGTCCAAAAAGGTTTCTAATTTGCTTTCCAATCCTTGTCGAAGCAGCATTTGCAGCATCGGCAGTCGCAGTAACTAATTGAGAGCCTACCTCTCCCGCCAACTTTGCAAAGGCGGCGGCTTCAGTTTCTGTGGGTAAAGATACGCCATATGGAAAATTGTTTTGTTTTACAGACTTGTTTCTAAATTTGAAAGTATTACCACTCTTTACGAAGCCTAGTTCGTGCTCATGCAAAACATTTAATTCAAAGTTAAGAAGTATCGTCTTAGGGTAGTATTCAACATCGCTCTGCTTTAGTCCAAAACCAGCGTTGCCTCCTTCTGAATAAAACATACCATTTTCAATGCGAGGATCAAAAGTAAACCCATTGACATACCCAAGCAGTCCCTTACCAGTTGTAGACTCTCTAATTAGGTTCCCAAAGCTGACTCGCATGAGCGGACCCTGATTGATGGCAGTGGCTCCTTTGGCACCTGTTTTTTCGGAATACAAAGGATATAAAAAACTCATTAACTTATTTACATTCATCATATTTATTTTTGCGTCGTCGTAAGAGTCTGCTGGCACATTCCAAGAGAGTGAGATTGCTCTACGAGTATTCATAAAGGTAGTGATGGGATCCATACGACCATAAACATCTTCGGCGGTCCAGTTTGATGTGAACATATCTGCTAAGTTTTCTAGGTATGCTGGGAACTCAACCTTAAACCCTGTCGGCACATGTACAAACTTAAGTTTTAAATTATTTTTAGTACCCAGTGTTGCCATCTTTGTTCTCCATCACTTTATCGCTCCGCTCGCATAACCTTGTCCATAGCAGCCGCCAGCGTTTGGTTATTAAACGTCAGTTTTGAATGCACAACCAATTCATCTATAACTACTCGAATAGGCAATACCGAACCATCACTAAATTCCATTCGATCACCCGAGCCCCCTGGGGAGACTGCGGTGGCCTGGGCTGGTGGCTGAGCAGACATCCTACTTGCATCTCTAGCTATATTGGTCCCCAACAGCCCAAGGGAAACGGCGGTTCCAACACCTGGGACAAGCGATGCAGCACCCGAAAGAACGTCAATTCCTGCCCCAAGAAAATCACCCCTACCAACACGAGAAGTGGCATCCATAAGAGCTAATCCAAGACCTAAGCCTGGTAAAAGCTTGCCGCCAGCCTTCGCTAGTCCCTTGCCTGCGACAGCTTTAAGCCCTACTTTAGCCACATCGTCAGCGACTGCTGGAGCAGCTTTGGCAGCGGTCTGGGCGAGGTGAGCAGGGACCAAAAGTCCACTTTTAGTCATAACATGTCCTGCTGTTTTTGCTGCGGCTGGGGTAAGAATTGCTGGGGCGGCTTTGGCGGCTGTGGCGGTGGCGGCGGTTGCGCCTCTACCTAATACTTTTCCAAATATGGCTCGCAGTCCACGACCTTTGACACCACCAACACCTGATACAAGACCCCTCAGCAGACCTCCCGCTCCCAATCCTCGTAGCATCAGTCCTGTGCCAACTATGTTAAGGATTCCAGATCCCGCAGCGGCAGCAGCAGAACCAGCGGTCTTCAGTGCTCCTAGCCCAAAAAGTCCTGTACCAACTTCGCCGGCGTTTTCAGCTATGTAGGCAAACATTTTAAGTTGTGCCTCGTTTAGATCGTTACCATAACCCATGGCTTTGAGTTGTTTCTCAGCAGATTTTTTTAAAGAATCAAAAACTGCCTGTTCAGCAGATTTTGTTCGCTCCTCCAATTTGATGAAGCGATTTAGATCATCGTCTCTTCCAACATCCTCTTGGAATCTTGCTAAGTCCATCCCTTCGCCAAAAAACCTCGCAACAGTCCCAACATCTCGTCCAAAAATACTAGCCACCATCTGTTTTTGACGCCTGTCAAGATTTTGAAAAGTTTTTCCCTGAAGAGCAAATTCTTGTTTAAGTATATCTACCCTTTCTTCGTGGCTCGCTCTCATTAATTCAACTGAATTAAGCTGCATACCAAACTGGGCATTCATTCTACCCGTTATTTCGGCTGCTCCTTGAAAAGTATCAAGCTGCTCAGTTATGTCAAAAGCATCCTTAACCGTCATACCAAGGCTACGTGCTCTCTTTTGTAGTTCCGAAAAGACCCTTGGAGCATCACTGCCAAAGCGTGCAAGGTCGCCACCCATAGAAGTAATGCCTTCTGCCAAAACCTCAAGACCCAGCCCTGTTTCCTTACTTAATTCACGGAGATCTTTAAATGCTGCGGTTCCCGAGCTACCCATAAGCCCAAAAGAAAAATGTATCTGATCAATAACCTGGGCGGACATTTCTCCCGAAAGTCCCAATTGTTCAAATTGTCCCACGAGCATCGTAATATTATTTCTGTTTGTTTCGGACAAAGAATCAAACGCTGCAAAATTTTTGTTGAGTGCTAGTAGGTTTTTTTCTAAAACATCTTGGGTGAGACCAATCCTATTGTACGCATTTCTTAATTTGCCAAAAGATCGGACGTATCGATTTTGAAATCCTGTCGAGCGACGCAGACCGACTTCTATACTCTGAATTTCGTTGTTAAACTCTAGCACGGCTGCCGCAGCGCTGCCGATACCGTCTGTCAACCTAGAGAAGCCTGTCCCATAAGCACTATCAATCCCTTTAACAAACCCAGGTATAACAGCCGCCATTCCCATCATAGCTGCTTTTGCCTTATCAATAGCCTCTGTCTGATCGTTTATAGCTTCAGTAGAGTCTGATAGCGTATCATTTAGTTTGTCTTCTTTTTGAATTAGTTCTTCTCTGGACTGTATAAGCCCTGCATCTGCTTGACGACCCTCTAAGCGAGCATCATTAATCTCACGCTCGACTTTTGCTCTTTCCCTCTGGATGCCGAGAAGTTCTTTTTCTCTCTTGATTACCTCTTCTGGTGATAGGGCATTGTTTTCATCTGCCATACGATATTACCTCAAAGGCCAATTGAGCTTGGACTCTCTTTCAAATCTTTTTATAGCAACGTCTAAAGTAGCTTTTTGGCGGTAAGTCATAGGGTCATCAAGTCCATATTTCTTGATGTAATCCATATATCTTTTTTCATTTACTAGAGCGTCAGTAAATCTTTCTACTTCTATTCGGTTCCCACGAACTCGAACAGGAATTCTACGCCCCTTGTACATCTTCGACAAGAGATATTGGATCCAAGCCGCAAAAACATTGAGTATGTTTTCGTTTAGTTGCTGCTCTTCCTTGAGAGCCTCTAAATCCAAAACCTCATTTTCGAAATCAATATTCATCTAACAAACCTCGCACACATATGCTTAATAAATAGTTGTCAAATATATTTATTACGGTTTATAGGTTTTGCCACGACTGGAAGAGCTTGTCTTTCCGCTGGCGGCGTCGGACTCATCTTTTTTCTGTTTTATGAGTCGCTCCAAAAACCACATTCTGACGCTCACTGGAAGGTTATAACTCTCAAAAAAGCTCCACCCACCGTAATATTTTAATTGGAAAAGTTGCTCGTAAACTGCCTCTATATAATCATCACTTAGGCCAAAAAAAGTCGAGTCCGAGCGGAACCTCCATGTCCGCCTCGTATCCACAATTCGAGCATTCAAAGTTTTGATCCAAAACTATGTTAGGAATAATTGCAGAGTACACATTTCTTAAAAACCTAGCATCACGAGCAGGCATAGATTGTACAAATGACTCAATGGTGAATATGCTGTCATCTCCATTCACCGAAACGATATATGATCTAAAGGCGTCTGTAGCAGCCGCAGAATCTTGCTTTTTCTTGCTTTTTCTCTCTATTTCCTTGAGAAGTTTTGCCTCGTCTGCACTTGTGAGCAGGCGGCAAATGACTTCTACACCAGTCATTGGTAATTTAATCCCAACAAGTCCATCAGCAGTAAGATTGACGCCCCACTCTTCTGCTTCCTTTGCAAAATTGTTACAAGGAGGCTCTGAGATATCAAAAGAATATTCTTGAGCCGTGTCACAAGAGGGGCACACCACCCTTGTCTCGTATTCTGGTCCGTACCCTGTGCGCCGAGCAGCGACGAGAAGAGCATTTTTGTCTCCGACCAGAAGCGAGTTAATGTCTATAGCGCTATCAACTAATATGTTTTGCAGCATTCTGTCAAGAGCAACCCCCTCTTTCAACAGAGATCGAGAAGTAAGAATATCCTCCTCTTTTGCTGTCATATATCTAATTTCTACTGTTTTTTGCCCTGCAAGTGGATGACCTGCTGGATAAAAGATTCCTTGGCTTGGCAACTCTACAAACTCTGTCGGAACAGACCAACTAAATGCTGGCCCGTCAGAACCAACAGCAGGCGCTGGAGATTGATCAGAGTTTGGATTTGTGCCTAAACCAAGGCGGTCTTCGTTTCTACTCATATTTGTAACCTTTCTTAACTAGTGTAACCGATTAATTTTTAGCTGTTAAATTAGCTGCGAGTAGAAGCTGGAGTTGTCGAAGAAACACCACTCTTAGAAAGTTCCGCCCAATCATAAGTTATTGTGCATTGAACTTCTACCATCTCATCTGATTCATATGAAAGGGTTCCACCAAAATCAATATTTGTGATGATTGGATTAATCAAGGTCCACTCTTCGATGGTTCTATTGTCAGCATCAATTTGTTTTAATTTCACGTTTCCAATTGTCTCTGTAAATGCTTTTTTGCTCAAGCTTTTTCTGGAGATACTATCTGTATCAGGATATTTGTATCCTGCGGCTCCGAGAACGTCCAAAAAAGCAAACGAAAGGTCTGGATTTACAGGGTCAACCAGAGTCACAGTGATTGGCTGCCAGGTCACTCGACCAGGAAAATTGAAAGTGTGATCAATATACTGGTGTGTAATAGTCGTTACTTCTGCGACGGGCTTAGTTGCGGTCTTAACGGACCAGACAGGAATATCTCCTGGCTGGTTGCCATTTCTAGAAGTAAAACTTAGTTCAAATCGAAACTGGCGTTTTGGCTCTGCGTTCGCTTGACCCCAAAATAGACTCATTGCTTATCTAGCTCCTCGTAATAAATAGTTATCCAGCAAATTAATCTTCAAAAGATGCTCCACTGTTTGTAATTATGAAGTCGATGGCAAAGAACTCTACCGCTCTTGTTGGCTTGACATACAACTTAGCATAAATAATGTTGCGATCAATAAGATCAGGTGTTGTGGTTGACTCATCCAAAATCAATCTGAAGTCATCAATACCGAACTGAGCTTTAACATCACGGAGGACTGGTTCTGCCTGACCCAGGAATCGATCCCACGTTGCCTGTGCATTCGGAGCAAAAAGAAGTCTTGATGCGATGAAAGAAATTTCACGCTTCAAGAAAATCATCAAGCGACGTACATTAATTCGATCGAGAGCACTAGCAGTTTGCTGAAGTGTCTTCTGCCCAAAAATTACAATTCCTTCTGCGGGGAACTTAGCGATTGGGTTAATGTTATTCTCGTATAACTTGTCACGATCATCAGAAGTTAATCTGCGTGAGACATCCAAAACTGGAACGCCTGCTGCGCCCTCACTGAGTCCACCTCGGGTAAATCCAGCAGGGGCAAACCAAGGTGCCTGTTTTCTATCAGTGTTAGACAGAACGCCAAGGGCAGCAACTGATGGCGGTACCCAAAGGGTCTGGTTTGTATTGGTGTCCAATATTCTGACCCAGGGGTAATAGGTTGCGCCATAGCTATTATTAATACTACGGTCTGCTAACGCATTGGCGGCAGCAGTTGGCGTATTACCTGAATTTCTGCTTTGCTCATTCCCTGTTGTTTCTGTATCAGGGGTGTAGGCGTTAGCAATATCAATCAACGCTATGGCATCGCCTCTATCTTCGGCTGTATCAAGAAGATAGTTTGTCACAGCAGCCACTGTGACGCCAGGAATTGTTATAGCATTCATCTGGACATCATCAGGGTCTGAGACTATGTTAATAGCCTTACGAAGTGTAAAAAGTTCATAAGAATTAGTCTCGCTGATGCTATCAATCGCATTCATCTTGCTGTTTCTAAATGGCTCACGCTCCGTAATATCGAGACCATCAAAGCCACCGTGAAGAGTTGTGGTGAATCGATCAATGCCCGCATCTAGAGTCCCTGTGAAAGAGCCCGATATAGCACTAAGACTTGTACCATCTACACGATAACTACTATTATACTCGTAGCCAGCAGTCACTGATCCCGAGACGTTATCTAGGGAGAACACCCAAGAAGTAACGTGAGGATCAGTCCCCTTATTGGTGGTTGTTTCACCTTCGACATCAAGGGCAGTAGATGCAGGGTTAGTATTAATTCCAGAGATGTCGAATGTGCGAACTCTCAAGCAATCTGGAATCTGTGGGTTATAAAAGACATCTGTTGCGCTTCTTCCTGTCCAAGCTCCCCAGAAGGTGTTCTTGGTGCTCTTTGGCGAGCCCCAGGTACTCTTGGTACGCAAAGGAACGGACGGGAATCGAATAGAGCCAGTAAAGCCTGCATTCACATAATCGCTCGCAACCAAATGAGGGGCCACCCTGTTAAGAGTCAAAATGCCGTTGTATGCTTCGTTTACGCTGTAGCCAGCGTTTCCATATTCAGCAGCGGGTCCACCGTCAAGCATTGTTCGAACCGAACCTACTGCGGCAGAAGCATGAGTTTCACCACGAACTGTGAATCCGCCCGAACCGCTAATTATTCCAACGTCTCTGTACTTAACTGGTCCGAACACACCGAAAGGCAACAAGCGAGGCTCTGCTGCACCAGCGGCGATGTCATCATTCATTACTACACGAACATAATTGGAGCGGTTCTTAAACTGACCGTATTCTACATTTCTCTTGTCCGTAGTATCGTATACCTGATACCTGTCTCCAATAACTTTGGCAATATAATTTTCAGAGGCGGGGTTTAAATTAAGATTGTCAAATCGCTCCAAGATAATCGGTCTATTGTCTGAGTCGGCAATATCACGAATCAGGACAGAGAATGTTCCGTAACTCTGGAAGTTGCCTTTGGCTGCTTTAATGTTTGAAATAGACACCTTAATTTCTCTTTGAACCCATTCGCCAGCAGAAAGAGCTTCAAGGCGAAAAAGCTGCTGCTGATTACGAGCAGCATAAGAGGCTGTGTCTGTGCTTAGATCTTGTGAGATAAAGAATCCAGTAGTAGCCTTTGTTGCTGCGGCATGAAAATCGTTTTGCTGTGTAGCTTTGGCTCCATTAACTGCCATTGGCATAATGGCTGCGTGAAACGGACCAGTTGCACTAGCAGCAGATTCAGCATTCCCTAACAATCCGATAGAGTCAGAACCTGTAGCTTCTAGAGAATACTCAAATGTTTCACCCAGGAAGTAAGTTCCACCTTGGTAAAAGTTTCTTGTACCAGCAGAGGTAATGTCGCTGTTTGTAATTGTAGGGTTCGTATTCAGAACTTTACGAATAAAGTTTTGTGAATTTGGATTCAAGCTTACTTTTACCTTTTCATCTACGGAAGTGTCGGTAAATTGCAGCACAAAATCATTCCTTGAAGGAACAGAAATAAGCTCAGACCCACCAAGATCATTGTGCGTATTAGCGCCGCCAGACAATCTTACTTTTCCTGTTTCCATGTAGATTTGTGCGGCAACGATGCCCTCAACAGCGGTTCCAGCTTCAGGATTGGCTGTGTGACGTCCTAGCGATGCAGATGGGAATACCACCAAAGCGTATACGCCACCAGAGTCAGCGCCTGTGTCGTTAGTATCGGCAGTTCCTACAGAC